CCAGATTACTTGGTCACTTGTCATAGGAAGTTCAGCACCAACCATTCTTAAGAATCCAGATAAAGTTCTGTTACCATATCTTTCAACTTCTTGTTCGTAGATTTCAGGTAAATACTGCTGTGCAAAATCTGCAAATGTAGCAGGGATACCTGGATCAGTCCACTGTAAATAGTTAGAATTTAGAATTTCCTGCACCTGACTTGGTACAATAGTACCAAATTGTGGGGTTAAAGCCATAATTTTAAATTTTAATTATTAAATGTTCTTCTTTTGATTTTCAATTTAGATGAATCTGCTCCACTAATTGCTTTTACTTTTAATCCACCTACAAAAACATCCCCACCGGCAACTTGCCTTGGCGCTTCTGAAGCTGGGTTCTTGGAATTTTTAACAACATCTTTAATGCCATCTGCTTTTCCTTGTTCATAAAAGTGACTCGCTAATTTGTCAGCATTCATAGCAGCATATAAAGCTTTGTGATAACCTTGGGCGTCTACAATTTTTCCACTTTCATCAACATATTTGCTAATAAAATTGTCAATATTATTCTGCTTTTCAGCCACCGCACCAGGATCCTGAACTTTATATCTAAATTTCTTATCTCCTAATGAGTATTCAAAACCTTTGAAATCATTAGTAAACAGATTCTTAGTTTGAGTTTTAAAGTGATCTTGATTCGACTTTACAGTTTCTTGCTGTTTATTGTAACGATTGAAAAATTCTAACGCTTTCTGTTGATCAGGGTTAACTCCAGGACGTTTTTTAATATCAGCATAATACTGATTTTTTAAACGCTCTAAATTAGTTTTAGCTGCTGCAACTTCTTCTTTATACGCTAGCTTTTTTCTACGTGTTTCTTTTTCTGTATCAAGCTCCTCATCTACTTGAAATTTATCTTCAATTAAAAAATTAATTTCATCTTGTGATAAATGAGGTTTTGATTGTTTATAATATTCTTTTAATAAAGTATCATCGTCTAGATTAGTATAATCTTTATTTAATTTTACATAATCTTCTACTGTTCCTCCAGTTTCGTCCATAAATTTTACTAATTTATCTACATTTTCTGGTAACTCGTATTTTTCTGTAGGTTGTTCGATTTCCTTTACTTCTGGTGTAGTTTTTTCTACTACTTCTTCGATAATCTCTGTGATCGGAGTATCGCTATCTGTTTTGGACACGACTTCCGGCTCACTGGGTTCGACCCGTACTTCTCCGTCCACTCCTTTGCTATCTCCGGTTCGTTCGCCCACAGGTAATTCTTCTGTTTTTCGCTCTTGAACGGCATTATCTTCTTTTTTAGTTAAATCCATCTTCACAACATCAGGTGTAACCTCACCTTGTGCTTCTGGTTTAGTGAAATCCATTTTCACTGGTTCATCATTTTTTGCACCTAAATTTTTAGGTTTTTTAGGTTTAGACTTTATTTTAAAGTCACCCTCTTGTTTGACCTCTACGGCCGCTTTTTGTTCTGCCATAATATAATATAATTAAATAATTAATGTTAGATAGGTAGTCCTGGTTCTACAGGTCCACTCATTTCTTGTTCAAAATTTATAGGTAAAGATTTTGTATTTCTTTGTTCTATCATTTCACTTTGTTGAGTTCCTTGTATTTTTACTCTTTTATCTTTACGATCTTCTATATCTCTTTCTTTTTGTTTTTCAGCTTGCATTTTCATCTGTTCTAATTGAACTTGATAATTAAATTCTTCAGACATTAATTGTCTTTTGATTTCTGCTTCTGTTTGCATTCTTTGAATTTCAAATTGAGATTTACCTTGTTCAATCTGTAATTCTTTTTCTGCCAATGCATTTTGTTTTTGAACTTCTACTTCTGCAGCTTGTTGAGCAGCTTGAGCTTGAGCTTCAGCATTAGCTTGTATTTGCTGCATTTGAATAGCTTGTTCTCTTTCTTGTTTCTTTCTACGCTTTACTTTAAGCATTTGATTTGCTAACTTAATATTACGTATGTTTCTAATATCTATAGCATCTTCTAAATCAATTCCTCCAGCTTGTAATGCCACTTGAACATTTTGTTCTAATGAAGCTTTTTCTTCTTCGTCTGGTTCTAAATTTAAGAAAATTCCAAAATCATGTAGTTGTAATGTAGTTAATTCTCTTAATGTTTCCACATCAAACATTGAAATACTTTGACGTAAAGCATTTGTAGTAAGAGGATAATTTAATAAATCTGCTATCTTTTTAGAGATATTTTCACAAACTCTTAATGTTAAGAATAAACTAGCATTGTTAATATGTTTAGTTGCTATATTAGATTGTTCTGCTGCAAGCTTTTGTAACCCTACTAATGTGTCTCTATCAGGTAAACTACCATCTCTAGCTTCACTTAATCCGGTCACGTCTCTTATCATTTGTAAGTAATAATTATAAGTAGATATAAGAGCTTGTATCTTTGCTTGTCCTGCTGATGATGTTAGTTCTTGTACAGGTATTTTACCTCTATTAGGATCTCCATCTTGAGTTAAAGATCTACCTACAACAGAACCTGTTTGGAAATACATATTTAATGCTTCCTGTGGATTATAATTAGTACCATTACCTAAATCTACTTCAGCCAGCCCATCCATATCTAAGAATACTCCATCTGGTACCATTCTTGCTAATACTTGTTGTAGTTTTAAATGAGTTATTTGAATCATATCTGCAAATCCTGTAATTCTACTCACAATAGATTCTATTCTTCCCATGTACATTCTAGGTGCACATATAGCATAATTCATTTCTACTTTAGTAGTATCAGCATAAGGTCTAGACATGTTCTCAGCTAATTTCCATTCTAATAGCATATCTGTACCAAGTATTTTAACACCACTATATAATACTTCTACACTTCTTGATACTCTTTCAAAATTATCATTTTCAGGAGGATTAAAAGAATCATCTTTGATAATTGCTTTTTCTAATCCTTGATCTGTATATTTTATTTTATAAACTTGATCACTATAAGTTTTATATTCAAAGTATAAAACTTGCACAGTATTCTCATCATATGCACCACCATATAAGTAATTTCTATTACCTTTAGTTTTTTGGATTTTATCTAATTCTTCATTAGGAATATTAGGAAATTGCTTTCTTAATTCAGGAATTGTTATTGCCTTTACTTCACCTACATAATATATATCTTCAAAATTTGGATCATCTGTATAAGAATATACTAAGTAAGCAGGGTCTACATAATCAACTTTTACACCATTAGCAATGTTAAATGATGTTTTAACTGCACCAATACCACATGTAACTAAATCATAATTAATTCTACGCTTAATTAAATCCCATTTGTTTTGATCTAAGACTTGATTAATAGCTTCTTCTTCTGCAATTTCTACTCCTTGTTTATAACTAAGCTGCATATGTAAAGATAATTCATCTGCACTTGCTGGAAGTTGTTCTTCAGGAATACTAGTTCTTTGTAATGACGCTCCAATTTTAGCTTCCATTTGCTTCATTACATCTCTTGCAAACATATCTTCTGCTATAGCTTGAGCATAGTTAGTTCTTTGTTTTAAAGATTCTGGATCTTGTGCAAATGCATTTATATCATATTGTTTATTAGAAATACCATTAGTTAATATATCTACAAATTTAGATATAATAGGAACTGGTTTCCAATCTAAATTTAGATATGATAAATCCCCATTAATAGATAATTCATCTTTATATTTTTGGGTAGGTTGTTCACCTCTTGCATATAATCTTAATCTGTTATAGTTATTCCATGTAGTTAAATACCTATTACCATTAGTTCTACCTTGTGAAAACCACTCATATTCAATAGCTTGAGCAACTTGTTGACCATACTCCCAACTCGCTTTCTCAGCATCACTAACCACTTGGCTAGGAAATGGTCCACCACCATTGGTAAACATATTTAGTTTATTTTTCATTTAATCTATAATTTTTGATAATTGACCAGTGTTATCATATTTTTTTATACCTAAATCATATTTTTGACGTATAAAATTTGGAACGGGTCTATATTTATTTTTATTGCAAGCCATTATTGCTAATCCTGAACTAATAGAGGCATCATGAGTTGTTCTATTATTTATATTGAACCTAGCCCAATCTTCTAATGTTTTTTGGAAATACATATCTCCATATTCATTATTTTCTTTTAAACCTATATAAGAATCAATATAAGATTCTATAGCCGCTGCGTGAGCTTGTTTAACATCTTCACTAGAGTTTGGAATACCACCAATTTCTTTTTCTGTAATCGATAATTTATTCCAAATTTTATCTGGTCTATTCATAGAATAACCTCTATATCCTCTTCTTTTAAAATAATATAATAATCTAGGTTTGTTATTTTCTGCAAGTATTGGCATACCGTAAAATATACAAGCCATTAATACATCTTCAAAAAATATCTCTGCTGTTTGTGGTCTAGCTATATATTCTAAAAAGAAATGATTAGGTGGGACATCTTCCATGGAAAATTTAGTTAATCCATGTAAAGCTCCGTTTGATCCTCTACCATCTACTGTTCCAGATATATCATAACTATCACATCCAAAAGCACCTAATTCTTCATTACCAGGATATTTACTTCCTCTTTTTAATAATATATTGTTCTGTAATCTTTGAGGTGGTACCCAACTAACTAAGAATCTACCATTATTATTAGGAATAAAAGTAACTGTAGTGTCTTTAATTCCTCCAGCCCATTGAAAAGATCCTTTAGTTATAACAGAACTATGTTTAATATCTTGATTCCAATCAATTTGTTGGTAAATCTTTGTTAAGTTAAATAAAGAGTTTTTAGATTCATCTCTAAACGCATGTTTAGTTGTGCGGGGAAACTGTCTATAAAATTCATTTAAAGCATCTTGATCTTCGCTTAAACCATCTACTTCATTTTTCCAATAATCTAAAACTCCGA